AAAGTGTAGATATAACTTCTTCTGATGGTTTCAATATTAACTTTAATGATATTATCAAGTTTAAGTGATAGAAGTTGATCCAAAGTATAAACCAATCCAAACATCAGATGCTAGGTATTATATTGTTACTGGTGGTCGTGGTTCTGGTAAATCATATTCTATAAACTTACTATTGTTGTTACTCACTTTTGAAGCTGGGCATACAATTCTATTTACAAGGTTTACATTATCATCTGCATACATTTCTATTATACCAGAATTTATAGACAAGATAGAAACACTTAAACTACAAGATGCTTTCTATATAACAAAAGATGAAATACGAAATAAGCTATCTGGTAGCAAGATAATCTTTAAAGGTATTAGAACATCTAGTGGTGATCAAACAGCCAACCTAAAGTCTTTAACTAATGTAAGCACTTGGGTAATGGATGAAGCAGAAGAACTTAATGATGAAAACATATTTGACAAGATAGATTTAAGTGTAAGAAACCTCAACCAAAAGAATAGGGTAATACTTATTTTAAACCCAGTTACAAAAGAGCATTGGATATACAATAGGTTCTTTCAAGATAAGGGTGTAATGGATGGTTCTAATGCCACCAAAGGAAATACAACCTATATACACACAACTTATTTAGATAACGTAGAAAACCTATCTAAAAGCTATTTAGAGCAAATAGAAAACATTAAGAAACGTAGACCAGAGAAATACAAACATCAGATGCTTGGTGGATGGTTAGCAAAAGCTGAAGGTGTAATATTTACGAATTGGAAAATAGGTGAGTTTAAAAAAGTAGGTGTAAGTGTGTATGGTCAAGATTATGGTTTTGCAGCAGATGAAAATACATTAGTAGAAACCAACATAGATGTAAATAATAAGATAATCTATTTAAAGGAATGCTTTTACTTAAAAGGTCTTACCACATCACAAATAGCTGAACTAAACCTTAAACACGCTAAAAATAGTCTTATAGTTGGTGATAGTGCAGAACCAAGATTGTTACACGAACTGAAAGCAAAAGGTTGTAATGTAGTCAAAGCAATAAAAGGTCAAGGATCAATTACATACGGCATAGCTTTACTACAAGATTATGATTTGATTGTAGAAGAAAACAGTATCAACTTAATCAAAGAACTAAACAACTACTCTTGGTTAGAAAAAAAGTCTAAAACACCACAAGACAAATTCAACCATATTATAGATGCAATCAGATATGCAATCTCATATCAACTACAAAACCCAAACAGAGGGAACTACTACATATCTTAAATGTTATGCACAATTTGGTTAATAACTAATTTATTTGTATATTGCAGTATAATAATTAGGTTCTTTGAAATATTGGTTGAGTTGAGATAATATAAAGATAGAAATTTAGTACTTTAATATGGAAAGCACAAAAGATACCCATTGGGGCGGTAACCAATCCGCCACGAAAGAGGGCAAACGTGTAATAGCAATTAAAAGAAAGTAGGCTATTTAATGATTATCGAAGCAACCAATATTTAAAAGATTAACTAAAACAAAACAGATATGAAAACACCATTAGAAAAAGCCTACCACACTTTAAGTAAGTTAGACATACCTTACAATCCAGAACTGCACAATTTAATGTGTACACTTGCAACAGAAGCATTTGGTACTGGTTATGACAAAGCAGTTAAAAACACCAAAGAGGTTTATGAAAAAGTCTACGAACTATAAAACAGAATTAATAATAGTGTTGATCCTAGCATTTTTTGTGCTAGTTTTAAATGCTTTAAACATATATGTAAATGTATAGCGATTGTTGTGGTGCTGAAGCATCTTATTTAAGTGATGAATTATGTGGTGAGTGTTTAGAACACACTTGCTTTAACGAAATAGAAGAATAGATAGATATGAAAAAATTAATACACAATTATTTAGTAAAGAAAAGCATCAAGCCTTATAAGTTAGTACCTTTAAGTACTGGTGTAATTGTAGAACATTACCGTAATGGTAAACTAAAAACAGAATATTATGGATTGGTATAACCCACCCGAATACAAAGAATATGAATGCACAGAATGTGGTGAAGAAATAGACAAGCCAGGTGTGTGTAGTGGAACTTGTCACGAGGCAAGTATGATTTAGTAGTAAGTTAGTTTTGAGTAAAAGGTGCATCTTAAATGGTGTGCCTTTTTTTATTATATTTACTTAGTATAAAAAACCAATTTAAAAACGTTATATAAGTATGAATATCAATATTACAATACCAACTGATCTAAGTGAAATTACTTTAAGGCAATACAAACACTTTCTTAAAATACAAAAAGGTGTAGAAGATGAAGGTTTTCTAAATGCAAAGATTATAGAAATTTTTTGCAAGGTAAAGCTGGAAAACGTAATGAGGTTAAAGTTTAATGATACTGAATTAATAGTAAGAACACTTACAGAAATGTTTGATGAAAAGCCTAACCTAGTTACAAATTTTAAACTAAACAAAAAAGATTATGGGTTTCATCCAAGACTAGATGATTTAACTTTAGGTGAGTACATAGACTTAGATACCTTTATAGGTGATTGGGAAAACATAGAAAAAGCTATGGCTGTTTTATATAGACCAATAGTAAACAAGGTAAAAGACAAATACACAATAGAAGAATACAAAGTAGGTGGTGATGAGGTAATGTTAGATATGCCTATGGATGCAGTATTATCTTCAATTTTTTTTTTGTGGAATTTAGGACTAGACTTGTCACAAACTATGATGAACTATTTGGACAAGGATCAAACACAAGCCTTGACGCAGTATCTAACTTCACAACCAAATGGGGATGGTATAACTCAATTTACGGACTTGCTCAAGGAGACATTACAAGATATGAAAATATCACTAAACTAGGAGTACACGAGTGTTTTATGATGCTATCCTTTATGAAAGACAAAGCAGAAGTAGAAGCAAAAAGAATTAAACAAAATTTCAAATGAGCAATCAAGGAGTAAGAGGGTATTACCAATTAACATCAACAATAGAAAACCAGCTTTTATTAGATGTAAATAACAATACTGTATCTATTGGAGACATAAGCAAAATAAACCTAAACAAGCAAGACATATTTCCATTGGCACATATGATTGTAAACAATGTTACAGTAGAAGAAAATGTGTTGAGGTTTAACATAAGCATACTAGCTTGTGATATTGTAGACCAATCAAAGGATGTAACAACAGATAGATTTACTGGCAATGATAATGAGCAAGATATTTTAAACACACAACTAGCAGTCTTAAATAGGCTTATACAACGTTTAAGAATGGGTACACTACACCAAGATATGTATCAATTAGAAGGTAGTCCAAGTTTAACACCATTTCACGATAGGTTTGAAAATCAACTTGCTGGTTGGTCATCAACAATGGACATACTAATTTACAATGACATATACATTTGCTAATGGTACTAAAAAATGTAGAAGAATATTTAACTGGTATTGGTGTTGATGTTGTTGAACAAGCCAAAAGAAATTTATCTGATGCTAGGAAAAGCAATGGTGATTTATACAACACACTTAAATACGAACTAGAAACTGGTGACAATTCTTTTATCATAAAATTCTTAATGCAAGAATATGGTATCTACGTTGATAAAGGTGTAAAGGGTAAAACCTCAACCTATCCTAAAACTGCTGCTGCATTATCTAAGTTTCAGTATGGATCGGGAAACTTTCCAAAAGGTGGTTTAACTGAGGGTATTAATGAATGGGTAAGAAAGAAAAGGTTTCAGTTTAGAGACAAGAAAAGTGGTAAGTTTATGAGTTATGATAGTACTGCTTTTATGGTTACCAGGAGTATTTATAACAAAGGTATTGAAGCAACAGAGTTTTTTTCTAAGCCATTTGATAGAGTTTTAAAAGAAGTACCTATTGAGTTGGTAAAAGCATTTAAACTAGATGTTGAATTAGGATTGATAAAAGGTATAAAAAGATAAATTATGGATTGGACATTAGGCATAGCATTTCATTTCCCACATAATAGACTTATGTTAGGTTGGGAATACATAGCAAGAGATGAAAGGTACACATTCACAACAATTAGGTTATATTTATTTATAGCTACACTAACACTAGATTTTTAAGATGGCAAATTTAGCATTAAGAAACCCACAGTTTAAAAGTATAGCAATACCAGCATCTGGTGTTTTATCTACTGTATGCACAGTAACAATAGATGGTACTTTAAGGTACACACTTGTAAAGAATGTACAACCATCAACAACTATAAATTTTGATATAGCAGAACTTGCAAGAGATTATATAGAAATAACCTATCAAACAAATTACACACCTCAAACAGTTGCAATAGAAACTGTACTAACTAATTATAGTGGTTTAAATGGAACTGGCTCCCCATCAGTAACGACTGGGATATATGATGATATAGGTTTTGAGGCTTATGGAGCATTTGAAGAAGGAGTAAATCCAGAGGTACCATTTAGAAATGTACCAACTTATTTAATTTCAAAAGGTTCTTCAAGTGAATTTACAATATTAGCACCTAATGGTGTGGGAGGTAGATTGCCACATATAACAAGTTTAAATTCTATTGGTGTTGAAATATATATTGGCTCTGATGCAAGTGTTACAACTGCTGATGGTGTTGTATGTAACATAAAAAGAATAGATTGCACAAAGTATGGAGATGGGAATAAGGTGGTTTTTATAAACAAATACGGGGCACAACAAGATTTATTCTTTTTCTTAAAACAAACTAAAAACATTGCAAGAACAAATGAGGGTTACAAGTCAAACACAATAACCTATCCAGGTGGTGGTGCTACATACTCAATACAAGATGCACCAAACAAAGTGTTTAACACACAAGCAAAACAAACACATACTTTAAGTAGTGGGTATTACCCAGAGTTTGCAAATCAATTTTTTGAAGAATTATTATTGAGTGAATACATATGGTTAGACCCGTCTACATTAAATACAGCAAGAACCAGTTTAATACCGGTAAAAGTTAAAACCTCATCAGTAGCCTTTAAAACAAGTGTAAATGATAGGCTAATAGAATACACTATAGAATTTGAAGAAGCATTTGATTACATAAACAATATTAGGTAATGCGTAAACTACAATTATATATAGAAAATCAAAGAGTTGATTTATTTAAAGATGAAAGTGTATCACTTACTCAAACTATAAAAAATGTAAAAGATATTGCTAAAGTGTTTACAGAATTTACTCAGACATTTGCTATACCAGCATCAAGTGTAAATAATAAAATATTTGAACATTATTATAATTCGGAAATTTTAAATGGATTTGATGCAAGGATAAAAGTTGATGCTAAAATAGAATTAAACGATTTGCCTTTTAAAGAAGGTAAAATATCTTTACAAGGGGTTGATTTAAAAAACAATTTAGCGCATACCTATCGAATTACTTTTTTTGGTAACACTGTTAATTTAAAAGACATTTTATCGGATAATGAATTAAGTACTTTACCTTTTGATCAAAACCAAATATATAATTATGATGGTATAAGAGCAAGAATGCAATCTATAAGCAATGATATACTTGTGCCATTAATTACTCATACTAATAGATTAATATATAATGGGGGTTTAGCCACAACATTTAATGCAGAAGACCAAATAAATAATATTTATACACCACCTGGTACTTTTAATCTGAATAAGAATGGTGTTAAATGGAATCAGTTTAAATATGCAATAAGGTTACAGACCATAATTGATGCAATAGAAACAGAATACCCAAGTATTCAATTTTCAAATGATTTTTTTAATGATAACACTAATGAAACTTTCCATAATTTATTTATGTGGTTACATAGAAAAAGTGGTGCTGTAGAGCCAGTTGAAGAAGTGACTATTATATATACAAGATTAACAGATTTAGTCCTTTTTGGTACTCCTGCAAATATTTCAACTGTTTCAAATGGGGTTATAACTATAAATGCAGCTGGTTTTAATTTAAACAGCCTGGTGGGTATGAATGTTACTTTTACACCAACAGATTTAAATGTTTTTTATAATGCAAGATTAATAAGAGGTGGCTCTGTTACGGTTGCAGAATTAAATGGTGTTCAAGGTACGCAAACAATACAACTTACAGCTGCACAAGGTTTCCTTAACAACAATACTTATACAATAGAAATTGGCGGAGTTGTTTCTTTTTCAGCAGGCAATATTGATGTGAATATAGTTTATAGGGAAAATTTTGATCAACCACCATATTTTTTACTAAAAAATGATAGATATCATAACAATGCAACTGTAGAAAGTGATCAACAATTAGAATTTAATATATCACAACAAATGCCAAAAATGAAAATAATAGATTTTCTTTCTGGTTTGTTTAACATGTTTAATCTCACTGCTTATGTAGATAATTTTGGTACAATAGTAGTAAGGACTTTAGATAGTTATTATGCAGCAAGTACAAAAATTTACAATATAGACGAATATTTAGATACAACAAAATCTGTAGTAAGTGTTGCATTACCTTTTAGTAAAATTAATTTTTCTTATAAAGGTTTAGGTAGTTTTTTAGCTAAACAATTTAATCAAATTAAAAATAGTGGTTGGGGTAGTGAAAATTTTACACTTGATGGAAATATTTTTGATGCACCAAGCGAAGCGTACAAAATAGAATTACCTTTTGAACACATGCTATATGAAAGATTATATGATGTTTCAACTTCACCTTTAGTCGCAACAGATGTCCAATATGGTTATTCAGTAAATGAAAGTCAAAAGCCATACATAGGAAGCCCATTATTATTTTATCCTATTTTTATTTCAAATGGAACACGAATTAGAATAAGAAGTGATATTCCATCAACAGTGTCTGATATAGATGATTATTACATTGCATCCAATAGTTTGGCTTTATCACCAGCCACCAGCAAGGTAAATATAAATTTTTCAAATGAAATAAATGAATATTTAGCAAATGAACCAGAGGGATCGGGTAATGCATTTGGTTTTACAGATACATTATTTGAAACCCGATATAAAACTTATATCCAAAACGTATTTAATTTAAGAAGGAGATTAATAAAAGTAACTGCTTTTTTGCCAATGAAAGTGTATTATAATTTACAATTAAATGATTTAATACAAATTAATCAAAAAACATATAGAATTAATTCATTAAAAACAGACCTAACAACTGGTAAGACGGAATTTGAATTATTAAATAATACAACATTATGATCAAAAATATAATTGATTTGCTACAAGTTGTTGAGGCTGATACTGAAAACATAAAAATAGCAAAAGGAAAATATAAATTAGCGGAAACCTTTAAAGAGGGCTATAAACATGTTAAAAGAGATTTGAGATGGCGGAAAAAGTAGAATTTGAATTAATAGCAAAAACAAGTGGTGCTGTTGATAGTGTAAATAAAGTTGATGAAGCAGTAAAAAAAACTGGTAGGTCAGCTAAAAAAACTAGCAAAGAACTTTCTGGTTTTGCAGAGGGTGGTAAAGAAATAGTAAGTGCATTAGATAGACAAACTGGTGGTTTAGCATCTAAATTTGTTTCAGTAGGTAAAGCAGC